TCTATTGAGATGTGGTTGAAATACTTTGGTGAAGGCACTCAAGTTGTTGGCCTTGACATCAATCAAGAATGTTTGAAGTATGAATACAATGGTGATGTCAAGATTGTGATGGGTGATCAAGGCGATCCTGCATTCTGGGATGAATTTCTCAAAACACAAAACAAATTTGATATTGTAATTGATGATGGCTCGCATGTAATGAATCATCAAATCACAACACTCAATAAAGTGTTTCCACATATCAAAGAAGGCGGTGTTTATATTTGTGAAGACACTCATACAAGTTATTGGCCACAGCCATGGGGTGGCGTGTTCCGTGGTGCTGGTACATTCTTAGAGCATACGAAACGTGCTACTGATATTTTGAATCAACAACACTTTCAGGGCACACCAATTTCTGACGAAGCATTGGCTGCGTATGATAATCTTTATTCAGTCGCATTCTATAACTCAATGGTCGTGATGGAAAAAGAAGAACTTAAATACTTTGGCATCACAGACAACAAAGCAAACGTAGGACGTGACCTATGAAAATAGCATTATGCATTTCTGGTCAACCACGTATGTGGGAAAAGGGATATGAGTATCACTACGAAAATATTATCCGAGACAATGATGTAACTGTATTTTTACATTCGTGGGAAATGCCAGCGCAACAAATGCAAGCAATTTCTGCAAAGTATAATGCACACAGTTTCATTACATCACCAAATCCTACAGTTGATTTATCAAAGTATACAAACACACCACCACCATCACCAAACTGGAAAGTCAAAGATGGTCGCATGTCAACATATGCTCAATTGCTTGCTATCAATGAATGTATGCGAACAAAACGTGAGTATGAAGAATACCACAACATGAAGTTTGATTGGGTTGTTAGGTCAAGATTTGATTTTGCAATCAATGTTCGTATACCGTTTGAAGAACTTGACAACAGTAAGTTACATATTCCGAATTGTCGTATGACACCAAGTCGTGATTTTGGTAATGATCAATTTGCATTCTCTTCCTCTGAAAATATGAATAAGTATGCCGAAGCATATAATAATATTGACAATTTCTACAATTCTGGTGTACAATATATGATGGAAGATTTTATGAGTGCTAATTGGATATTGCATGGACTAACTGGTGAGAATCTGGTTTATTGTGATATCAATCATCCATTTCCACCTGGTGAATATAACGGAACATGGCACTCCTTGTTGAGAGAGGATATGAAAGAATGGCTGAAATAAATCTTGTTATCTGTATGGCGGGTTATAACACCCGCTTCCATGATGTTGGCTTTGATATTCCAAAATATTTGTTGCCCTGGAATGGCACAACAATCATTCATGAAATTCTAAAGAACTTAGGACCAACACGGCAAACTGTCCTCGTAGCAAATAACAGAGACAGATATTTCAGCAATCAACTAATTGAGTCTATTGAACCTTTAGGTTTGAATGGTGAAAACGTCCTTTATATTGGCGACACAAAAGGTCAAGCGCATACAGCAGCAATAGGCATGACACAAATTGAACACATGATGTTGCCTACGTTTGTTCACAATGCAGATACGATTCTTACTGGTCGTAAATTTGAGGAAATCGTCAAACAGATGGACGATTGGTATGATGTCTATGTTGATGTATTCGTAGGTAACTCACCAAAATATTCTTATGTTCGTGCTTATGAAGGAATAGTTACTGAGATTGTAGAGAAGAAACAAATATCTCCGTATGCATCATCGGGTCTTTATGGTTTCACCTCTGCATCTTTATATTTGAATGAATATAATTCTGTTGTTCAGGAAAGAGATGAGTTATATATTTCAGACGTTATCCAGAGTATGTTGAAGAATGACATGCGAGGTTGCATGAATGGTCTTGGCAATTATCAAGAAACCATCGTGTTAGGTAGTCCACAAGAATATGGAATTGAAATAGCTAGACAGAAACTAGGTTCTAGATGAGATCAATTAAGTTAAAGGGTGGCTCTCTCAGTTCAACTTATTATCACGGCATAATAGGTGAAGAGTTTGTGCGTAAAAGCGTCAATCGTGATGTTAATCGTGAGTATGGTTATGTTCGTTGGTATTCACAATTGAAAAAACTACAAAGATACAATACGCAATACCCGAATCTTTTTCCAAAAGTTCTTCGTGCGGGAATTGATGCATACACACCTTATTTTGATCTTGAATATCTTGAAGGATTTGAAGACATCAAAACAATTCTTGCAACAAAGAAACTTACTGAATATGAGATTGCAAATGTCAGTGAAGCTGTATGGAAAGGTCTTCATCAACTACACAGTATCAAGCACAAATCTACAATTTACACAGGTAAACTTTACTTTGTAGAAGAGATTGAACAAAAGATAAACGATGCGTTAAAGCACAAAGAGTTTGAAGAGTTCTATGATATGGGAACTCATGCATACTTTGGCGGTATCGTGCATGGTCTGAGTAATTACATGAACGAACTAGAAAACTTTTTTAATGAAGTTGAAATCATTGAAGAAGAAAACATTCACGGTAATCCTACACTTGAAAACATCATGTATTCGTTTGATGAGAATCGTGTAGTCTTTATTGATCCGTATGAAGAAAGTATTATAGACACGAAATATCTAGACTATGCACAAGTTCTACAATGTTCACGCAGCCACTATGGTCATATCAACGATAATGATGTAGTTATTGAAGGCGGTGGTGTGAGCCATTGTATTGCTATACCTAAAAACTTTCATACATTTAATCAACACTTTGAATCAAAACTTGACAATAATAAAATGTTGATTGATGTGTTAGAAGCAACTCAATTTATCCGTATGCTTCCGTTCAAGTGTTTGGCAGGCGACATAGATAAAGCAAAGTATTTTTATGTACATGCATGTTATTTGTTGAGTAAGGTGTTTAAATGAGTTTAGATTTTATGATGGACTATGATAAGTTCAAAAGAACTTGGTCAGTTAAGACAGAATTACCAGTAGAATTCAAGCTGACATATTCGGCTGATATATTCAATCCACAAAATAAAGATGTAGTCAATCTATCAAATAGCAATCGTAGAATTATTGTAATTGATAAAGAAGTATTTAATCTTTATCATGATAAAATCAGCACATATTTTACTGATAATAAACTAGACCTCCATGTAATTTTTGTTGACTGTAAAGAAGAAAACAAAACTTGGGAAAATCTAAATCATATTTTACAACAATTTGAAGACATAGGAGTATTGCGCCGTGAAGAAATCATCGCAGTCGGTGGTGGTGTTTTGCTTGACATTGTTGGTTTTGCTTGCAGTATTTACCGCCGTGGAATTCCATATATCAAAATCCCCACAACACTTTTGGCGATTGTTGACGCTTCAGTGGGTTCAAAAGTAGCAGTCAATCATTTCGGTCGTCGTAACAGAATCGGTGCATATTATCCACCAGTCGCAACATACATTGATAAGAAGTTTATCAAGACACAGAGTGAACGTGAAATTGTGAATGGTATTGCTGAGATATTCAAACTAGCAGTCATCAAAAGTCCTGAGTTGTTTCATCTATTAGAAGAAAATGCAGAGATACTTATTGAAGAAAAGTTTCAGTACGGTGCAGTACCAGTTCGTGTAATCAATCTAGCAATTACAGAAATGATTGCAGAACTTGGTCCAAATCTATGGGAAAAACGATTAGATCGTTGCGTTGATTTTGGGCACACGTTTAGTCCTGTAATTGAAATGAATCACATGGACGAACTATTGCATGGTGAAGCAGTAGCATTAGATTGTTTGTATAGTACATGTATAGCATATAATCGTGAGTATATTTCAGAAGACACCATCAGAAGAATTTTTGATGTCGCAAAGCGATTGAAACTAAAAACATTTCATCCTGGTTTCACAAACATGAAGTTGTTGACAGAAAGTTTGCGTGATGCAACAAAGCATCGTAATGGTAATCAGTATGCTCCACTTCCTATTGGTATTGGCAACTACAAAATTGTAAATGATATTACTGAAGAAGAAATGAAAATGGCAATTGATATGTTTGAGGAGGTGTGATGCGTAAAGTTGCTGTTGTTACTGGTTGCAGCTATGGTCTAGGTCATGAAATATCCAATAGATTAATTGACGAAGGATATTTTGTTTACGGTATTTCACGAACAGAACCACCAATGGACTTGTCATCATATCCCGATACGTTTGAATGGATAGAATGTGATATATCAAATGCAACAGACGTTGAGATTGCGTTTAGAGATATCGGCACGTATATTGATGTTCTTGTAAATAATGCTGGTGTGTATGAATGGAATATCTTTCATAAAGATGCAACGTCCTCAATGATTGATAGAATTATTGATACGAATGTCAAAGGTACAATGTATGTAACACTACAAGCATTGAAACTAATGAAAGAAAAATCTGACATTTTCTTTATCAATTCCGTTGCGGGTCTTTCAGAAATTCAATATGAAGCTGTTTATGCTGCATCTAAACATGCACTCACGGCATTTGCTGGTATTTTAGGTCAAGAACTTAATAATCAACTTGAGAAGATTAGAGTTACAAGTATTCATCCTGGCGGTATGAATACACATATGCAAAAAGATCATCCATATAAAGATAAGTTTATGGACCCAAAAGAAGTCGTTGATATGATGATGCATGTTCTGAAATCTAAATCAAGATATAAAACAATCAAAATGTTCCCGGAGTTTGAATGGCACGAATAATACCAGATACGCCACTTTTTATTGTAACATCTGCGCTGAATCCTAATATGGGTGTCATCAATCGTGATGACAGGCTGCAACAAACAATTGAGGGTCTGAAGTCTCTCCGTGAGAAGTGTCCTGATGCGATTGTTTTACTTGCGGATGGATCACCAGAAAAAGTTGAAGAAGATAAAATCAAAGCATTGGATGGACTAGTTCATCTTGTAGCAGATTTTTCTGGTGATAATGATATAACACAGTTTGCAGCAACAGGACGAAAGAGTGAAGCAGAGAATGTTCTCATGCTCAAAACTCTTTTGCTGCTGAAGCAAGATCCGGGTATGATGCGTTTGTTGCAAACAGTGAACAGAGTCTTCAAGCTATCAGCTAGAACAACAATTGACGATAGTTTTGATATCTCAGAACACAATCACTTCGGCAAGTATGTTTTCAAGAAACGTATGCCTACTTGGATACAAGGTGAACGAGCAGAAGTTTTTACCGACTTGTTAATAACTCGGCTGTTTTCTTTCTGTCCAAGTTTGTTAGATGACTATTTCATTATGTGCAAACGTAATATCAATGTCATTATGGAGACTGGAGTTGACACCGAACATGCACATTTCTTCAATATGAGTCAGGAAAATCTCATAGAACTAAATATAATTCACTGTCGTGGAATTATGGCTGGTACCGGTACGCTTGAAATCTACTAAATACTAAATAGATTTATTGTAAATCAACTGCTGTAGAGGCGGAGAATGAAATTTAGAGATTTTTTGCGTGAGCAAAAAGAAAAAAGTGCTGTTTTAGCTTTCGGGCGTATGAATCCGATCACAAACGGCCATGAAAAACTAGTCAATAAAGTCAAAAAAGTTGCCAAAGAAGCTGGCGCATCACATCACATTGTCCTGTCACATTCACAGGATCCAAAGAAGAATCCTCTCTCAGCAGCACAAAAATTAAAACATGCCAAGAATGCGTTTCCTGGCACCAATTTCGTAGCAGCATCCAAAAACTCACCCACATTTTTTGACCATGCAGAGAAGTTACACAAACAGGGTGTAACAGATTTTCACATGGTAGGTGGTTCAGATCGCACTGGTGAATTTGCTAGGCTGTTGAGAAAATATAACGGTACACACGAGGGTGCCCGTTTCAATTTCAAAACAATTACTGTACACACTGCTGGTGAACGTGATCCAGATGCAGAAGGTGTTGCAGGAATTTCTGCAAGCAAAATGCGTGAAGCAGCAAAAAATGGAGACTTTGATACTTTTAGGAAAGGTGCTCCGTCAAAAATGTCACAAGCACATGTCAAACAAATGTTCAATGATGTACGCAAAGGTATGAATCTTAAAGAAGAAGTAATAACTGAAGGCGTTCACGATAAAGGTATCTTCAAGGCTGTTTTCTTAGGTGGTGGACCAGGCTCAGGCAAAGATTATGTTCTGAGTAATACACTAGATGGTCATGGTCTAACAGAAATCAATTCAGATAAAGCATTAGAGTATCTGATGGACAAAGAAGACCTTGATATGAAAATGCCTGAGAATGAAGAAGAGCAACGTAATGCAGTTCGTAAACGTGCAAAAAACATTACAGAACTCCGTCAGCGTCTTGCACTTCATGGTCGTAATGGATTGATTATCAATGGCACTGGTGATGATCCAGAAAAATATAAAAAGATCAAAGAAAAACTAGAAGCTTTAGGTTACGAAACAAAGATGGTGATGGTCAACACAGCAGATGAAGTTTCTCGTCAACGAAACGTTGAGCGTGGACAGCGTGGTGGTCGTACTGTTCCTGAAGATATTCGTAAAGAAAAATGGGATGCAGTTCAAGCATCACGTGTTGAACACGCAAAAATATTTGGCGATAACTACGTTGAGTTTGATAATTCAGAAGATTTGCGTTCAGCACCACCTGAAGTTGTTGATGCGAAAAATAAAGAAATGCAGGGCATCTTCAAAGATATACAAAAGTTTGTTGGTGCTGCACCTAAGAATGATCAGTCAAAACAATGGATTGCAAATGAATTAGGTAAAAAAGATACAGCACCAGTTGTAAAAGATGCACGACCACATGCAGATGCTGGACATCAAGAAGAAGGAAACAAGCTAGGACTTGAATACTACGGATTTGGACGTTATGGTAAAGATGGTAAAGTAACACACCGCTCAGTTCATGGTAAGCTTGTAGAAATTCAACCAAAACAAAAAGAAACACCCGATTTACCTGTCATGGGCTCTGGTTCTGCAAGCACTAAAGAATTTCAATTGAGGGGCAAACAAAAAGAAAAACTAAAAGACATTCAGTCTAAGTCTAAACTTCCTAAAACGAAAAACGAAAGTATTAACGACAAGTTTGAAAACTTTTTATCTGAAGCAGTAACAGTCACAATTACTGGTGATACAGCAGAAGAAGTTTCTAAAACGTTCCGTCTCCTTCGTACAGATGATGAAGAGATGACTGAGCAAGAAGAAGTAAACACAATGTCGGATCCGGGTGCATACAATCTCCTTCGTTTAGGTATGCCACTTATCAAAGAAGATTTGCGTAACTGGTTTGATCCTAAACATCCAGAAGGTGGTTGGAAACGTATCAATAGCAAAGGTGAAGCAATTGGTCCTTGTGCAAGAGAACCTGGTGAAGCAAAGCCAAAATGCATGAGCAATGAGAAACGTGCATCACTGAGTAAAAAAGAAAGAGCGTCTGCTGTTGCTGCTAAACGCAAGCATGATCCAAATCCAGAACGTAAAGGTGAACCAATCAACGTATCAAGTTTTGGTAAGGGCAAGATAAGTGAAGAAACAGAAAAGAAACAAAAGCTATTAGCAGATAAAAATGGCAAGCCAAGAACATTCTTGCTCAGAGCATCAGCAGCAAAAGAAGCACATACAAAAAATGGTACAGTTCACAAAGTAGGAAGTAAGTACGTTGTCAAAATAAAAGAGGATAAAGATGAAGTTTATTCACCAACTCATAATGCAATTGAAGCAGCTTATGGACAGAATAGTTCCACGCCGTCAGCAAAACAACTTGGAAAAGTCAGAACCGATTCAGGAAGAACAGAAAAACCAAGACTTGACAAACCAGTTGCCGAAGAACGAAGAACAATCAGTCTCTCGTCCATCAAAGAGAACTTCCAAAAGAAAATCCAAGAATCAATTGACAAAGGAATAGAGCCTGGTATTTCTATGGCAGCAGCTGGTGAATCTCCTGCCCGTGATATGGGTGAAAAGCTAAGTAAAAAAGGTAAAGCAACACAAGTTGTTCCAAAGAATATTAGTGAACTCACTGGCGATGAAACAACAGCAAGCATTGGTGATCAGAAAGAAGATGAGTTGAAGAAAAAAGGCATCTCAATTACAACATTCAAAAAGAGAAACTACATATGAAATCGTTCAAACAACATTTAGAAGAAAGATGCTGGCCTGGTTATAAGCCAGTACCTGGTAAAAAGCCGTATTCTCTTGGCTCTTGTGTCAAAGAAGAAGTTGAAGAACTAGAAGAAGAGCGTCCTGGTTTGTGGGCAAATATTCGTGCAAAGAGAGCCAGAGGTGAAAAAATGAGAAAGTCTGGTTCAGAGGGCGCACCGACTGATGCTCAAATCAAAGCAATCAGAGCAAGTGAAGAAGTTGAACATCTTGACGAAGACGGAGCATGGACACGTAAAGAGGGCCAATCCGAATCGGGTGGTTTGAATAGAAAAGGTATTGAATCATATCGTCGTGAAAACCCCGGTTCAAAACTTTCAATGGCTGTCACAACAAAGCCATCTAAATTAGATCCAGATTCTAAAGCAGCAAAGCGCCGTAAATCATTTTGCGCCAGAATGGGCGGTCTCAAAAAAAGATTGACTTCATCCAAAACCGCAAATAATCCAGATTCTCGTGTAAATAAGGCGCTAAGAAAATGGAACTGCTAAGTAAATGTTGCACTCGTTGTAAAGAAGAAAAACCTTTAAACAACGAACATTTTCCACCACATAACAAAACTAAATCTGGATTTGACAGTTGGTGTCGTGTTTGTAGAAATAGCTATAAAAGAGACAAACTAGAAAAAAGATATTCTGACATGATATCAGAAGAGCATTTAAAAGCAATTCGTGAAGAAGTGAAAGAGTGTGTTATTTGTGGCTCTACAGAAAAATTGGTTGTGGACCATGACCATAAAACAAATAAAATTCGTGGTATGCTTTGTAATCATTGTAATAGGGGTTTAGGACATTTTAGAGATGATCCGATGCTTTTGGAATTTGCAGCACAATATCTTTATGCAAGTGCTGATACAATTGAATGGGAAAATTATTTGAAAGAAAACGCATAAATGGCACAGTTTAGGACCGATCTAAACAAGATAGATTCAGGACAAGTATTCACTCGGTATGAAGTGAATATGTTGTCTGATCGTCTTACACCATCTGGTACAATGACAGATGCGTTCGGTCGCTTACGTGTTGTTCAACCATTTACACTTTTTGATAGTACGCATAGATTCTCAGATAATGGTTTATGGACTACATCAAATACAGCAAGTAATAGTTCATATACATTTGTAGAAAATCAAAGCACAGTTGCTATGACTGTAGGCACAACTGCAAATGCTGAAGTTCTTCGTGAAACCACTAAAATATTTTCATATCAACCAGGCAAATCATTGTTGATTATGAATACATTTGCGATGGAACCAAAAGCAAATGTTCGTCAAAGAGTTGGTTACTTCGGTGAAAGCAATGGTGTTTATTTTGAAAACGATAGCAATACAAATTATCTTGTAGTAAGAACAAACACATCAAGCACAGTAACAGAAACAAGAGTAGCGCAGTCCGATTGGAATGTTGACAAGTTTGATGGCACAGGTTACTCAGCGCAAATTGGTGGTACTGAACATGCTGGCGGATTAGATGTGAGCAAAACGAATATTTTTTGGATGGACATTGAATGGTTGGGCGTCGGCGATGTTCGTTGTGGATTTGTTGTTGATGGTAGATTTATACCTGCACACATATTTCATAACGACAATAGAAACACAGTGCCATATATGACTACGGCAAACTTGCCACTAAGATTAGAAATAAAAAACACAGACATAACTGCAAGTAATACAACTCTAAGACAGATTTGTTCTTCTGTTGCATCAGAGGGCGGTTATGAATTATATGGTACACAACAAGCGATTGGAACAGCAATTACTACTCCAGTAGACTTACCGACAGCAGGAACATATTATCCGGTTATTTCAATAAGATTGAAGCAGAATCGTTTAGATGCAATTGTTATTCTAACTGCACTATCAATTTTAGGTATTTCAAACGCATATTATAATTGGCAAGTAAGAGCAAATGCAAACACAGCTGGCGGCGGAACATGGGTGTCTGCTGGAGATAACTCTGCTGTAGAATATAAACTAGACGGTGGTTCAGTTACGGGCGGCAGAGTATTAGCGTCTGGTTACACTGGCGCAACGAATCAAGCATCAGGACCGATTGATATTTTAAAAGAAGCACTATTCAAATTCCAGTTAGAACGAGATGGTCTAACAAAAACGCCATATGAACTAACTCTTGTTGCAGCAGCAAGTTTCAATGGCGCCGACATATATGGTTCTATGGACTGGGAAGAAATCACAAGATAACAAAAACTAATAGGAGATTCAAATGTCAATTTTTAACGACAAAGCACTGAAAGGTGTAGCAGAAGCAGCAGCAAAGATTATGGATGAGCAGTTGAAAGGTAATCAGCATAAGATTGATGCCAACAAAAATGGCAAAGTTGATGCTCATGACTTTAAACTTCTACGTGCTAAGAACGGCATGAAAGAAGAAACTGAACAAGTTGAAGAAGGATTTGGCAACCTAGTTAAGGGTGTAAAGCGTGTAATGGCAGGTAAAAAGAATCCAAGTGATGTTAGAGATACACATCTAGCTAAGTCTACATTCAGCAACGACCCAAAAGTTAAAGAGCGTGAAGGTCGTCGTTATGATAAAGTGCAAAGTGTTTTGAATAAAGAAGAGACCGAATTGGATGAAGCATTTCCAACGGTAGCAGATGCAAAGAAACGTATGGACGCTGGCAAAACAACAACAGGTTCAGTAACAAAGACTGCTACGGGTCTTGTTCATAAGCGTGATTACAAAGATGATGACAGCGCAGAAGATACACAAAAGAAGTCTACGGGTTATGGCGCTCGTCAAAACTACAAGCGTTCAACACGTGTAAATGAACAACTATCATTCACAGAAATGCTTGAACTATACAATGAACATGGTCTAAAAGTTTTAGCACCAATTGAAACTGAAGAGATGGAAATTGACGGTACAACAATTGAAGTGATTGATGGTGATAAAGTAAACGGTTACGTTGAAACTACTGTTGAAGAAGAAGTAACCAACGATGAATTCACAAAAGAATTCAAAGATCAGCAAGCAAGCTTTGAAGGTAAAAAGAAACAACCTAAAGTTGCTGCTGGCAAAACAATGGGTGTAAAAACTATGCCAGAAGAAGTTGAACTTGATGAACGTACACTGACAAAAGATGAAGCAGGAAAGAAAGAAGACTATGTAAAAGGTATGAAGAAGAAACTTTCTGGTTTCAAAGAGCGTTATGGTGAACGTGCAAAAGAAGTTATGTATGCAACGGCTACCAAAATGGCAAAGAAGGACTAATTATGCCTGGCAAAATCAAAGTCAATTTCAAAATGCCGCCCGAAACGGCGGCTGAGAAATTATATCGCAAGCATCAAGAGTTACGTAAGAAATCTGGATTACCTGATCCAGAGCATTATAAAAAACTTGCTGCACAAAAGCAGAAAGAGATTGATGATCTAAGAAAAGAAGATGTTGAGATGCTTGATGAGATGCCAGAATCAAGTATGAAAACACGTGACGTTCATGCACACCTAAAAAAAGCTGGTTGGGCATTGAAACGTACTGGTGGTGGTCACGATGTTTACGCACATCCAAAATCAAAAGAACACATTGCTGTTCCTCGTCATAAACAATTGAAAGCACCACTCATTCGTGGTATTCTCAAAGCTTCTAAAGTTTCTGAAGAAGCTGAGATTGATGAGCAATTACAACAGAAAGGAAAATTTGTGTCTGGTCCAGTCAAAAAACCATATAAATCTCCTACGGTAGTAACACCGATAAGAGAAGCAAAAGATCCACGTGAGTATGATTACGAAGGTGATATGGCAATGTCACAACTTCGTTCACTTGTTTTCAATGCTGAAGACATGATGGACATGATGGACGAGAACACCAATCTACCAGAGTGGGTACAATCAAAAGTTACACTTGCTGAAGATTATATTTCAACAGCAGCAAACTATCTACGTGGTGAGTTGACTGAAGAAGTTAAGCGATATGTTCCTTCTCCACATGGCACACCTGTTCCTAAGAAACCAAAAAGTGAGTATGAGAATAAGGTTGTCAAGTATTTGAAGAAAAAATACAACAAAGAAGAGGTTGAACTTGATGAGGGCATGCAACAAACTCTTAGAAAAGTTGTTCCTGGTTATGCCAAGAAACAAATAAACGATAAAATGGATGCTGGAAAATTCGGCAAAACAGATGCCGACAAAGACGCAAATTACTATCGTTATAAAAAAATTATGGATAAAGTAAAGAAAGAAGAACTTGAACTTCAAGAGGGTCGTCCATCACAACGCCATCCATTAGAGGGTCATGAGTATCACAAAAAGTCTAATGAAGAATTGATTGGTATTGCTAAAGATGCACACAAAGCAGCCGAAGCAATGAAGAGTCACAATACACAAGCAGAAAACAAATATCGTGATCAAGCAAATGATTCTGCAACGGTGCGTTACTTCCGTCAAAAGAGTGGTATGCCTGACTGGTATAAAAAGAAATATGGTCATGTCAAAGAAGAAACCGAGATTCAAGAATCTGATGCAGCTTGGGCAGCTTCTCAAGAAAAGCATAAAGAAAAAAAGTTGACACCCAACGATCAAGATAAACTTGGACAAGTCCGTGCTTTAATGGCTAGAGAAAAAGAAGCTAAAGCAAAGATGAAGAAAGAAGAAGTTGAGCTTGAAGAAGAAAACAAGCCAACAAATCCAGAACTTTGGTCTAAAGCAAAGTCACTAGCTAAATCCAAGTTTGATGTATATCCATCAGCATATGCAAATGGCTGGGCAGCTAAATGGTACAAATCTAAAGGAGGTGGATGGAAGTCTGTTTCTGAGGAAACTGAGAAGCCAGAATCACGCAAAGCAAGAATCGTGAGAGACCTCGTGAAAGATAAAAAGAATGCACAAGAAGAGACATCGGACAAGTTTCAAAAAGATCCCGAAATCTCAAGTGAAATTCAAAAGAACTAATAACATAAATAAACAATCAAATAGATTTATAGGAGAAAAACATGTCACTTTGGGGAAATGTAGATGCATCTAACAATGCTCCAAACTTTTCAGGTCTAACTGGCTACGACACATCAACTACTGGCGAAAGCTTGGCTAACTCACAGCCATCTTCAGTATTTGGTAACACATACATGAGCGCCACAAGAACTAATGTTGAGTTTGGCGTATTCGGTATTGATACAACAGAAGAAGGACTCATCACTGATGGTACACCAACACACGCTGGTTGGGTAGCACGTACTAAAGGTTCAGGTCCTGTTGTAACAGTTACAGCAAACACAGACGCAGTTGGTCCAGCAGCATCAGCATGTACATACACACTTGTACTGTCTGGTGGTGGTACGAACAACACTTCAGCACAAGTTTCTGTAACAACTGCTGCTACTGGTAGAATTACAACAATTAGCGTAACAGATGGTGGATTGTACACTGGTACACCAACAGCAAACACATTTGGTAACACAGCATTTACTTTCACAATGGGTGGTCGTAATGGTCGTACCACATTTGAAACGCTGGTTGCTATGGGTTCAATGACTGGTGATGCATCTGATGACGCAATTGCACCTGACGCTTAAATGAAAGTAGCGGCTAACTTCGGTTAGCCGCATTTATTATGTCATTTGAAAATATAACAGAAGATAATTTTTTATTATACGCAGCAAAGGCTTATGATAAGCCAAACTGTATCATGAGTGAGTTTAGTGAAGATATGAAAAAGCTAAACTACCTCAAGAGATTATTTCACCGTTACCGAAAACGTGGTGAAATAAAAGAGAGATTAATATTAAATCATATTGTGATACTTAACAATCTATTTGGACCAGAAGCAACCAGTAGATTGTTATTTTTTAGTATGAATGAGCAAGACTATTCAGCACTAAAAACTTTCTTATTGTTTTTAAATATTATGCCCAATAGAATACGAGGCATAAATGGAAAAGATATCATCTCATCAAATATTTTGATTGATATGCAGGTAGCAGACAACCTAAGAAATCTAAAATGAACAACGAATCTAAATATTGTCCAGCTTGTAGAAAGATGGAAAAACGTAATGAGTGTGGTTTTGGACCAGAGTATTGGGACAAATACGCAAAGAGTGTTAAAGAAGAAGATGCACCAGTAAACGCTGTCGGTGGTGGTGCCGTAGCAGGATTAGGCGTTGGTCCACAGGGTGAACCGGGTGTGAAGAAACGCAAGACTGCAACATTCATCTCTTTTATAAAGAGAAAGTCAAATGTGGCTTCTTAGTTTTTTACCAACAGGATTTCTAGAATTCATCATCAACGCTACACTTATCGGTAGCGTTACTGGTATTCTACTAGGATTTTTTGGTAGCAAATTACCAGTTGTTGGTACACATGCAACTATCATCAAATACGTTTCTATTGCTCTATTCTGCGTTGGTCTATACTGGAAAGGTGGCTTCAGTGTAGAAAAAGAATGGCGTGAAAGAGTAGAAGCAATGGAAATTAAAGTAAAGCAAGCAGAAGCACAAGCAAAAGAAGCAAACGAACATATTGAAACAAGAGTCGTTGAGAAAACAAAAGTTGTTCGTGAAAAAGGAAAAATACAGATTGAATATATCAATCGGTTAGTTGAAGGTAAAACTGTTGAGATTGTAAAAGATATGAGCGTAGAAGAAAGAGCAGTGTTTGAAAAGAAACAAAAAGAATTACAAGATGCTCTGAAGAATTGTCCTGTGCCTAGAATCATCATTGAAGAACATAACAAAGCGGCAGAGATAAAATGAAACTATATGCACTTTTATTGATTGCGCTATTATCTGGTTGTTCAACCACAGTGCCTGTAGTTGCAAAGTTTCCTGATGCACCTAAATCTTTGACTGAAAAATGTTCGTCTTTGAAAAAGATTGAAGCTGAACCAGCAACTATTGTAGATTTTCATAAAACTGTAGTTGAAAATTACACACTGTATCATGAGTGTGCTATTAAAGTTGAAGAATGGAATGAGTGGCATGTGAGACAAAAGAAGATTTTTGAAAGTGTAAAATAATAAAGGAAAAGTATGGAACTGACAAAACAACAATTAAAAGAATTGCTTCCAAAAAATCCCTATGTTGACCAGTGGCATAAAGCATTAAGTCAATTACTGCCGGATTACGAAATCAATACACCACAAAGAATCGCAGCGTTCATTGCACAATGCGCTCACGAATCTGGTGGTTTTATTTTTCTCACAGAGAATCTAAACTACAAAGCAGAAAGCCTAATGAAAGTATTTCCAAAATACTTCAAAGATATGGCTACTGCAAAAGCATACGAAAAGAAACCAGAAAAGATTGCAAACAAAATCTATGCTGATCGTATGGGTAACGGCAACGAAGCATCTGGCGATGGTTACAAATATCGTGGTCGTGGTCTAATTCAACTTACTGGTAAAACAAATTATACATGGTTTGCTGCATCACTAGAAATTACACCAGAAGAAGCAGCAGAGTATACACAAACATTTGAAGGTGCTGCACAGTCAGCATGTTGGTTCTGGGAAACAAACAAACTGAATCAATTTGCAGACACGGGCGATATTCTTACAATGACAAAGAGAATCAATGGTGGCACGATAGGACTTGAAGATCGCAAAAAACATTATGCACATGCTCTTCACGTTCTAGGAGTTCACTGATGAAATATCTATCACTATTGGTAGTGTTTCTTCTAGCATCATGTGGAGAAAACTATCGTTATCCGTGCCAAGACCCAGAGAACTGGGAAACAAAACAATGTAAAAAACCATATTGTAGTGCAAACGGAACTTGCCCTGAAGATTTGACACATTACGAGAAAAATAAAAACGGTCAACCTGTTCAGCCAATGCAATTACCACAAGTTCCAAGTAAAGGAGAATGCAAATGATTAAAGATTTATGGGAAGGACCAAGATATACAAACGATGAGTTGATGGCACGATTGAAGTTTTTCATTGGTGTTATTCTAGGACTTACTTTATTTGGTATTGTTTTTGTAGTATTGTATAGTCTTATTTTTGTTACTCAGCCAATGAATGGTATGAGTCCCGTTGATAATAAGTTTTTTGAGTTGATTATTCCGATCGCTACGTTCTTGACCGGTACACTATCGGGGATTATGTTAGCAGGTGATGACAAAGAATTGAGAGCAAAAGCACTTGATGCTGCAAACAAACCTTACACACCACCGCCAGAACCATCATCAGTAGCAAAAGCATCGTCAGTGCCAGTTGGTACTGCGGGTGGTTTTATGACTACAACAGCATCATCTTTTGAACCAGTAGCATCATTTGTTGCAGCAGAAGTATCTGGCTTTGGTGGCAAACCAGCACCAGCACAACCACAACATCCAGAACTATGAAAAACTTCATCGTAAAGATGTTGTCTGGTGAAGGTGAAGAAAATCCAAGCAGCAAGAGAACAATAACCTTTCTTGCTTTCTTGCTGCTTGCAACTGGTGTAATTGCTGAATTATTTTTTGAGAAAAAATTGAATCCACAAACACTTGATGTTATAATGTACATTGTGCTAGGTGGTTTGGGTTTTACTGCATCTGAAAAATTTACAAGTAAAAAGGAACAGTCATGAAAAAAGAAATCGCACTGGCATCAATGATCCTAGCACTACTTTTCGTACCGTTAGCAAATGGCGCATTTGCTGCTGAAGTAAAGAAAGTTTGCGTCAAAGAGTTTGACAACAAAACTAAAAAAGAAAAACAAGTGTGCAAAACTATCAAGGTCCACAAGAAGTTAGAAGGCACAAAGATTCCTGAAAAGAAGAAGTAAAATGGACGGAGAAGTAGCACTCAAAGTAGAAGTTGGAGTCCTCAAAGAAAAGGTAAACACTATTGCCGATCTTTGTGAAAAGATGGATCGTGTTATTGAAAAGCTTGCGGACAATAACACGAACATGATCAATCAGATTTACAAAGATATGGACAAAAGAAAAGAAGATACCGTGAGCGATATTAAAGAACTTCATTCACGAATTACTACTGTAGATAGAAATCTTTCGGATAAGATTGAGCTTACCGAACGCAGAATCATGGATGAAATCAAGTCATTGCGTGATCATATTACCGAACACAATCAAAAAGAAGACGATGACATGAAGTCTATGCTTCAGTGGCGTTGGATGATTGCCGGTGGTGTGGTTGTATTTGCGTGGATTATCTCAAACGTTAAGTTAGAGTTTTTGGCAAAGTTTTTAAATTGATTGACACATGTGAGGAGTATTGATATAATGATTACATGGCTCTCTATACTGACACAAAATATATAAGACTTGTTTCTTCACGCTTGCGTAATTTCAAGCAGAAGAATGATAATCTTTGGAATTTCTCATGCCCATATTGTGGTGATTCCAAAACAAACTTACTCAAAGCCCGAGGCTACATGTATGCTAAGGGCAATGATCTTTTCTATCGTTGTCATAACTGCGGAGTAGGAACAAATGTCGCCAATTTCCTCAAACACATTGACCCAACAATACATGATGAATATGTATTTGAGAAATACAAATCAGGAGCAACATCCAACACGCATCACAGAACGAGTAGTCCAGCACCAAGAATCATCACCAACCCACCCAAATTTGGTCACATCAAAAAGCGCAGTATATTTGAACATGGGATATGGATCAACGATCTACCAAGTGGACATTTTTGTCTAAACTACGTAGAGAATAGACTCATACCTAAAGAACATTATGATAAGTTGCTGTTCACTTCAAACTACAAAGCATTTTGTGATGCGTTAATTCCTGATCACGGAAAAGAATTAGTTGAAGATGCAAGATTGGTTATTCCATACTTCAACTATCAGAATGAATTGATTGCAGTATCTGGTCGTGCATTAGAGACTAGTAGTTACAAACTTCGTTATGTTACGTTGCGAACAAATGAATCAACAAATAAACTAATCTTTGGTACAGATAGAGTTGATCTAACTAAACGTGTTTATCTTGTTGAAGGTCCACTTGACTCTTTGTTTCTGGATAATTGTGTAGCAAGTGGTGATGCAAATCTTGCTTTAACGGTGAAAAATATTCAAGCAAAAAATACCACGCTTGTTTTTGACAATGAACCACGTAATAAAGAAGTCTGCAAGTTGATTGAAAATGCAATCAAATCAAATCACGATGTCGTAATTTGGCCTGATGGTATAGAGGGCAAAGATATTAATGAGATGATATTGAATGGTTTTTCGGCTAGTGAGATTCAAGAAATTATACATACTAATACCTTTTACGGTTTAGAAGCGATAGCTAAATTTACATTTTGGAAAAAATTATGAAAGTGAAATTGATTGGTGTCACTGCGCCATTTGCAGGGCACAATTCTGCTGAAGATATGATTGTGTACATGGCACGTGTGTCAAATCCTAGCAATCAAGATATGACACGAGGTGATGAGAAGCTTATTCGTTATCTCATCAAAAATCAACACTGGTCTCCCATGGAGATGATAAATGTCGTTATGGAAATAAGTACAACCAGGGACATCGCAAGGCAAATCTTGCGACATAGGAGTTTTTCTTTTCAGGAATTTAGTCAGCGTTATGCTGACCCAACAAAAGATTTAGGTTTTGATTTACGTGAAGCAAGATTACAAGATACAAAGAATCGCCAGAATAGTATTGAAACTGAAAATGTTGGATTGAAACATGAGTGGATGATAAAACAGATGGATGTTGTTGCTGAAGCAAAAAAAGCATATGAGTGGGCGATTGAAAACGGCATTGCAAAAGAACAAGCACGTGCAGTTCTACCAGAAGGTAACACACAATCACGCATGTACATGAATGGCACGTTACGTTCATGGATTCATTACTGTCAGTTGCGTATGGCAAATGGCACACAAAAAGAACACATGGAAGTAGCAACAGAATGTTGGAATATTATTGCAGATAAATTTCCAAATGTAGTAGCAGCGATAGAACAATAATAACGGAGAAGAGATGGTAGATATTAGCAGCGTTAAAATAGACCTAGAAAGAGATAAATTATTTGATGAACTCGGAATCAAAAGACTTAAAGAATCATACATGCGAGAAACTGAATCAAGTCCTCAAGAAAGATTTGCATTTGTATCCGCTGCATTTGCAAGTAATGATGCTCATGCTCAGAGGCTTTATGATTACAGTAGTAGGCATTGGCTTTCTTATTCTACTCCTATTTTATCTTTTGGCCGTAGCAAGCGTGGCCTTCCTATATCTTGTTTCCTTCCTTATCTTGATGATAGTGCAGAGGGTTTGGTCAATACGCTTGCGGAAGTAAATTGGCTTTCAATGTTAGGAGGTGGAGTTGGAATTGGACTTGGTATACGATCCGCTGACGATAAAAGTGTTGGCATCATGCCTCACTTGCGTACTTACGATGCTAGTAGCTTGGCTTATAGACAAGGGAGAACACGCCGTGGCTCCTATGCTGCTTACCTTGATGTGTCTCATCCCGATATTCTTATCTTCTTAGAGATGCGTAAGCCGACGGGCGACCAGAATATGCGCTGTTTGAATTTACATCATGGAATCAACATTACAGATGATTTCATGCAAATAATTCAAACATGCATGGAAGACCATAATGCTGATGATACATGGGAGCTGAAAGATCCACACAGTGGAGAAGTGAGAGAAAAGGTAAGCGCACGTGAATTGTGGCAGCGTATTCTTGAAACAAGAATGTTGACTGGCGAACCATACATTCACTTTATTGATACAAGCAACAAAATGATGCCAGAGTTTCAAAAGCAAAAAGGTCTGAGTATCAAACAATCAAATCTATGCAGTGAGATTATTTTACCTACAGATAAAGAGAGAACAGCAGTCTGTTGTCTTTCGTCTGTCAATTTGGAGTATTATGATGAATGGAAAGATGACAAACTTTTTCTTCGGGACATGGCGGAGATGCTTGATAACGTACTTCAGCACTTTATTGACAATGCTCCTGATGCTATCAGCAGAGCCAGGTTCTCTGCTATCCAAGAGCGCAGCATTGGCGTGGGGGCTCTTGGTTTCCATGCTTATCTACAAAAAAATAACATACCATTTGAGTCGGCGTTAGCAACAAGCGCAAACAATAAATTATTTAAACATATCAGAGAGAAATTAGATGAAGCGAATTTGCAGTTGGGTTCAGAACGCGGTGAAGCGCCAGATACTAGAGGGTTCGGATACCGTTTCAGTCATCTTATGGCCATTGCTCCTAATGCTTCTAGCTCTATTATCATGGGTAATACTAGCCCTTCTGTTGAGCCTTATCGTGCAAATGCCTATAGACAAGATACTCTTTCTGGAGCCCACTTAAACAAGAATAAATTCTTGGATAAAATTATTATGAAATATTTGTCTCCTGACGATTCACCACTAACACCGAAAGGCGAAGATGAATATCAACAAATATGGTCAAGTATCATTGCAAACGACGGTTCCGTCCAGCATTTGGAATTCTTGGATGAATGGACCAAAGATGTCTACAAAACTAGTATGGAAATTGACCAACGATGGGTTGTGGACCACGCAGCTAACAGACAAAATTACATTGACCAGGCACAATCCATTAACCTCTTTTTTAGACCTGATGTAAACATCAAGTATCTTCATGCAGTACATTTTCAGGCATGGAAACAAGGATTGAAAACGTTATATTATTGCCGTAGTGAAAAACTTGCAAAAGCAGATAAAGTGTCTAAAAAGATTGAACGTGAAATCATTCAAGAAATTGATCTGAAACAATTGATCAATGAAGATGTTTGCATTGCATGTGAAGGATAACGTGTGATTAAATGAAAACCATTGCGTTGTTTGTTCAACATCCTAAATGCTCAGTACAATCGTGCAATGGCGTAATCAAAGCACTCGGTTCAGATTACACATATAAATTATTTACTAAACATGAAATTGAAGACGACTTTTTTGATTCTGTGGACCTCGTATGTTTCCCTGGTGGTGTCGGTGATAGTGATGCTTATGACACATACTTTAAGTCTCATGGGCATCTTATCACCAACTACATCAAAAATGGTGGAAGATATCTTGGTATCTGTATGGGTGCCTATTGGGCTGGGCCTGATTACTTTAATCTTTTATACGGAATGCAAACAGTCCAGTATATCAAACGACCAAACACTTGCACAAGAAGGTCTTATTCAAAAGCAATTGAATGTAACTGGAACGGCAAAACAGATAGATTCTTCTTTTACGATGGACCTGCATTTGTCGGAAATCCAGAATACTATGAAGTTGTCGCACGATACACAAACGGTGATGCAGCAGCAGTGATACAAGGAAACATAGGACTCATTGGTCCACATTTAGAAGCAGAAGAATATTGGTATAGTAAACCTTATTTGCACAGACATTGGAATAACAATCAACATCACAATTTGTTAAAAGAATTCGTTGACAGAATGCTGGAGAGATAATATGATAGGTGAAATATTAGTGTGGGGATTCTTTTCAGCGATAGGTTGGATGACTGCAAATTGGACAGTTGATAAGATTATGCCCGAAAAAACAGAAACACAAGTTTGTTCTGAATGGAAAGAAGAACGCAAAGAAGACGGTACGATTCAGAGAACACGAACTTGTGAGCCAAAGAAATAGTATGTGGGCATATATATTTACATTCTTGAGCATGTTTGTTACAGATATTGTTTACACACAATTACTCAAATCGGTCCAGAATGATCGTCCTCTTGCATCAAGCATATGGGCATCATTGATAACATTTCTTGGTGGTGTAGCAATCATTAATTACACCAGCAATAACATGATGATTATACCTGCAATACTAGGAGCATTTTGTGGTACATATGTCGGAATGAAATTTCACTTACATGAGAAAAAATGGCACATTTAGTCGCAAACATACCACCAGTACACTGTTACATTCGTAAAGAATTTCTTTATGATTTTCAAAAAGGTCACGGAGAATATGAACCCTGTATATGGGTGTCAATTAAAAGTATTCGTGGTCAAGCATTTAGAATAGAAAGTTACTTACCAAACTATGGCGCAGTTTATGACAAACTACCTCTCCATGCGTTTGTATCACGCACAGAGAATCTTGACCCTAAGAAGTTTTTACCTCTAGATACACTACAAATTTGGGATTGCTTTAGTTATGATTTTACAGTAATACAAAAAGCATTTCTTCGTAATCTATCTGCAAAGTTTTATGCCAAAGATAAAAACTTTTATCAAGGTAATTATTTGTTTACGGTGGACCATTCTGCACCAGATTTAAATATAATTGATACGAGTTATGCAGAATGGCCAGAAGATCATAAGAGTTTCAATTTTATTGAATTAGATAACGGTCAATACGCAGCACAGCCAAACAATCGTTGTTTGTTCTTAGATGCTGCAAGTAATCCAAAAGAATTAAAGTTTCCTGACTTCAAGGTTTGTACAAAAAAATACGTTGTTGAACAAAACCCAAAATGGGCATTAGGTGATACAGACACCGTAATGTATGAGAAAGAATAAAATGAAACTATTCATAAACATCATTGCTTTCTGGATACTCATGACGTATTCAATATCAATTGGTGATCCAGTAGCTATTGTTTTATGTTTAGTCGGGTTTTTAGTTATGATGGTGATTATTGAAGAAATAGAAGGAAGTGAAAATAATATAAAGGAGACAGTATGGCAAAACAAAGAGGAGATTCAGCCAACAACCACAAATCGGTTGAAAAAAGGACGAAGCAAGGCGGGTTGATTAGAACTGGCACTATGAATAAGAATGAGAAAAGAAATTTCAAGCAATATAGAGGACAGGGCAGATGAAAAGAATACTTAGATTTACAGCATCATGGTGTGGACCATGTAAATCACTAGCATCTAATCTAGCAGAAGTGGATGCAAAATATCCTGTTGAAGTGATAGATATTGACACTCATCCAGACGTTGCAACAGAATATGGTATACGTAGTGTACCAACTCTTGTCATGCTAAATGAAAACATAGAAGTAAAAAGAATAATCGGAAATAAAACAACAAGAGAACTTAAGGAGTGGATCTACAATGATTAAAAAGCAGCAAGCAAGATTAACCGATGAACGAACATCTTTCAAACCCTTTGCATATCCGTGGGCATACGAAAGATGGCTTCAGCACGAACAAAGTCACTGGTTACATACCGAAGTTCCGATGCTTGAAGATGTGAAAGATTGGAAAAACAAATTAACACAAGAAGAAAAAAACTTTCTGACGCACATTTTTCGTTTCTTTACACAGGGTGATATTGATGTTGCTGGTGGTTATGTCAAAAACTATTTGCCATATTTTCCACAACCAGAAGTTCGTATGATGTTGTTAGGTTTTGCTGCACGTGAAGCATTACACATTGCAGCGTATTCACATTTGATTGAAACACTAGGTATGCCAGATACCACTTATTCGGAGTTTATGGAATATGAAGCCATGCGTGAAAAACATGATTATGTACGTGATATTAGCTCACAGAATGGTGATGCTGCTTCTACTGCTACTCACATTGCAGTTTTTAGTGCTTTCACCGAAGGAATGCAGCTATTCAGTTCCTTTATCATGCTACTTAACTTTGCAAGACAGGGCAAAATGAAGGGCATGGGACAAATCATTACTTGGTCAATCGTTGATGAAACACAACATGCTGAGTCTATGATCAAATTGTTCCGTTCATACATTGAAGAGAATAAAGAAATCTGGAATGATGACCTCAAATCAAGAATCTATACCATTGCAGAAAGAATGGTAGAACTTGAAGATAAGTTTATTGATCTTGCATTCAATATGGGCGGAATCAATGGCCTATCATCTGAAGATGTGAAGACATATATTCGCTATATTGCTGATCGTCGTTTGATTTCTTTAGGTCTGAAGGGTGTATTCAAAGTCAAAAAGAATCCATTACCATGGGTTGAAGAGATGATCAATGCACCAACACACACCAATTTCTTTGAGAATCGTGCTACAGATTACTCAAAGGGTGCGTTGTCTGGTAATTGGGAAACGGTTTGGGGCAAAGCAGCGTAGTATTACAATTCCGTTTCAGTTGTCTCTATTTCTAAATACTGGAAAAGAGAAAAATCGGTCACAAAGATAGGGTGACTCTGGATTCCGTAACCAGAACTTCTATGAATAAAACTTATCGCAGTATCTTCATATCAGACGTTCACCTTGGCACGAAAGATTGCAAGGCTGAAGCACTCAATAACTTTCTCAAACATAATACATGTGAGACATTATATCTTGTGGGTGATATAATTGATGCATGGAAAATCAAACAGAATAAATGGCGTTGGAAACAAAGCCACACAAATGTTGTCCGTAGAATCTTAGGACACGCAAAAAGAGGAACACGTGTAGTTTACGTTTTAGGTAATCACGATGAGTTTCTCCGTCCTTATTTGCAGTACGGACTTGGCTTTGGAATGCTTGAAATCACGAATCAGTGCGAACATATAGGTGCAGATGGTAAACACTATCTTGTCACACACGGTGATCTATTTGATGGTATCACACGTTTGGCACCTTGGTTATCTTTTCTAGGAGATAAAGCATATGATTTTGTGTTATCCCTCAATTCTAGATTTAATTGGTTACGTCATCGGCTTGGCTTTGGTTATTGGAGTTTGTCTTCATTTCTTAAACAAAAGGTTAAACGAGCCATAGACTTTATGTTTCAGTTTGAAAAAAATCTTTCTGGTTATTGTAAAAAAAGAGGCTTTGATGGTGTAATTTGTGGGCACATACACAAAGCAGAAATAAAAGAAATTGATGGTGTTGTTTATATGAATGATGGTGATTGGGTAGAGAGTATGACTGCATTAGTTGAGCATCATGATGGCCGATGGGAAATAGTAACATGGACACAGGAGAACGACAATGTGGTTGATGATATTGATAGCGGTACACCTAAACGATCCAAACGACATACCGGGAAAAGTAACACTGGAATTTCCTGATCAACAAACTTGTGAACACGCAAAATCGTCAATGACATATTGGTTGAAGTTTAAAAATTTTAAAGTGGAATCAACATGTACAAAAAAATATTGATCATCACAGACAATCTTCAGGACCAAATAAATGGCGTTGTCACAACTTTCAAAAATCTGGAGAAACACGCAGTTCTGGATGATTATAGGATCATATACCTTGATCCCGGGCAGTTCGTACATTTTAGTTGCCCTGGCTACCCTGAAGTTAAACTTAGCATTCCTTGGCTCATGGGCAAAAAAATTAAGGAGATATCTCCGGATTATATACACATCGCCACAGAGGGTCCTATTGGTCTTGCTGCTAGACTTTGGCTTGACATGCGCGGCTGGCGGTATAACACTTCTTACCATACTAAATTTCCTGAATTTATAAAAGAAATTTATCACATACCTAAAGTTTTTACTTGGTCTTATCTACGTTGGTTTCACAAGCACTCTGGTAGAGTTCTGGTAACTACAGAAACCATAAAAAATTCATTGATTGAAAGAAAATTTAAAAGCGATATAATAACGTGGACAAGAGGCGTTGACAGAGAAGCATTAGAAGCAAATCAAACATTTGAACGTAAAAATCCACCTACTGTATTGTACGTCGGAAGAATTTCAAAAGAAAAAAATCTAGATGATCTTTGCGTACTGCAAGACAAATACAATATTGAGATAGTTGGTGACGGACCATACAGACAGCATTTAGAATCCAAATATACAAAAGTATCTTTTCTCGGATATCAGCAAGGAACCGAACTGGCAAACAGTTATGCACGTGCTGATGTTTTTTGTTTTCCTAGTAAGAATGATACATTTGGCATTGTCATCATTGAAGCCATGAGTTTAGGTACACCAGTGGCAGCATATCCAATAGATGGTCCCATTGATATTATTGAACCAGACACTGGCCATATGAGTAATGATCTAGACAAAAGCATCCAAGAATGTATGAAATTGAATAGAGAAACAGTACGTGAGAAGTCTAAGAAATGGACATGGAAAGAGTGCTGGAAAATCTTTAAATGTAATCTAATTGAAATAATCTAAATAAGTGTTTCAACTACCCAAGGAGGGTATCATGAAGCGCCTACTCGTATTTGTAATGGCAGCACTCTTGTTCTTTCCAGCTTTTGCTGAAAACAATCAATTTCAATTAAATCTTCAGAACAATAAAATAATCCACGACAATTCTGACTGGGAATTTTTGATGCATGAATACACCTATGATTTTTCGGTCAGTAAAAAGATTCATGCGCTGGACAACGACAATTTTGTAGTACATTCTTACATTCAATTTGATGTACCATACACCTACTCCACATTTAACGAGCCTACACACAAAATATATACAATGGGTGTTCTAAGTTGCTCAAGAAAAGCGATAATGCTTCTGCGTCAGGTGTATGTAAAGGAAAATAGTGAAGTTCAAGCAATTCAAAATATTCCGCCAAATGAGTATGTCTCTGAAGTTGAGATGCCGGGAACAGCAAGAAATCAGATGTATTTAAAAATATGTTCAGGAGAGATTGTATGAAAAAGTTTTATGCTGTAGTAGGATTTTTGTTTCTTTGTTTATTTTTACCAGCACATGCACAAAAAGCACCTCAGGGTGTAATGTATGATGCACAAATTTTACGTGTAAGTGATGGTGATACTGTTGTTATTGCAGCCACATTTTTACCAGCACCATTGAAGCCAGAACTTGCAGTTCGTATCTATGGCGTTGATACACCAGAAAAAGGTCATCGTGCCCAATGTCCGCAAGAAAACGAAAGAGGTTTACTTGCATCTAAATTCACAAACAATGCAGTTGCTAAATCAACCAAGCGTCAAGTTGTTCTGTATGGTTGGGATAAATTTGGTGGTCGTGTGTTAGGTGACATTATACTTGATGGCCACAGTCTTCGTGGTATGCTTATTCAGAATGGCTTTGCCCGTGAATATTTTGGTGAAGCAAAACAATCATGGTGTAACTAATGAATATTAAACATACTTGTTCCGCATGTGCATCTGAATTTAGTATTTCTTATGACGAAATGCATACCGAATCTGATCCTAATTTTTGTCCATTCTGTGGTGAGTATTTGATTCTTGATGAAGACGATTTTGATGAAAACTTACATGACGATGAAGATGAAGAGCCTCTATGACATGGTACTATGATGGTGTGCCATTTGATGACGATGGCACATCATTTGGTTTTGTATATCTAATTGAGAATTTGATCACAGGTAAAAAATACATTGGACGCAAATACTTTAGCAAAGCTGGTTACAAGCAAGTCAACGGCAAAAGAAAAAAAGTCAGAAAAACTTCCGACTGGGAAAACTATTACGGTTCCAATGAAGCACTTAAAAGAGAAGTTGCTGAAATAGGCACACACAATTTCCGTAGAACAATTCTTCACTTATGTAAAAATAGATCAGAGTGTTCGTATTGGGAAACAAAGGAGATATTTGCTAGAGATGCTCTTTTGTCTGAAGATTATTATAATTCTTGGGTAACATGTAAAATTACAAAAGCACACTTGATTGGAAAAATAAAATGAATATCTTTGTTCCCATATTATGGATTTGTATCAATTCTAATTGCGTATTCATGCAACAAAGCACATATTTTTTGGAAGAAGCTCAGTGTAGAGAATCTATGCAAGAGCAGAAAAAAAAGATACGGTTCATGGCTAAAAAAAATAAAGGAACTGTCAAGCAGTTGGAGGGCATGTGTGTGAGTGTGGATACAGATCAATTACCAACAAAAACTTTACCCACAAAAATGCTGCAACCGCACATAAATAAAGTTGACGGTGCCTAATAGGACCGTATAACTTTATAGGAGAGCAGTCTTGTTCAAAAAAATAGTTGAGTGGCTCACAAGGCCTCAAATGACGGAGATTGAGTATTACATCGCCTCAAAAGATCCGAAAACACCCGCCGATGTAGAACAGCTTATCAAAGAGTTCAACCAAAAAAGGAAATTACAATGTTTTTAAATCAACCACAATTCCCAACATTCTATACCTGGAATGACATTCAGCGCAAATCTGAATCAATTGCCATCAAAACTGTTGACTTCAACAAGAGTTTAGTAGATAATACTCTTAACTTCATTGATGATATTACAGAAAAGAACTTTACTACATATACGAAGAAAGCACTAAACTTCAATCAAAATGTAGCGGAAGATGCGAAAAAAATCATCAAGTCAGAGTCAGTCTCAGAAAATAAAGGAACTAAGTCTTGATATTGAACACAAGACCAAGTTCTGGCAACCAGTAGTAAAGAACGGTTGGTGGATGAAATTCTCCACCTACCGTGATCATTACATATTATTGACAGTGGTATCAACGTACACATGTCAAACTATTATACGTTATTATGAAGATGAGCAAGAAGCAGTTCAGTTTATAAATTTCATCACCGCATGTGATTCTCAATCAATCTTTCAATCGGCATAAATTATGGATAAGTTACTTATGATCAAGTCTTTGACGGACACAAAAAATCTTATAGAGGCGCTCATTGAAAATAGAACACAGATGTTTGCAACGACTGAGGTACCAAAGCCATTAGATCAATTAGTCGGAGCAGCAAATGCATGTGTGAATGCACTTCAAAACGGTAACAAAATATTCTTCATGGGTAACGGTGGTTCAGCAGCAGAAGCACAGCACCTGGCTGGTGAATTAGTTTCATATTTCATGAGACAAAGTAAACCATATGCAGCAATTGCATTGAATACTGATACGTCGGTGATGACGGCGATTGCAAATGATTTGGGTTATGAACATGTATTCTCACGCCAACTTCAAGCACTATCTAAACCTGGTGATGTGGCAGTTTATTTGTCAACATCGGGTCTATCAAAAAACATCTTAAACGCAATGGAATATGGTAAAGAAAATGGTGTAGTAAACATTGCATTCACTGGCATGAAGACACGATACATGCACCAACATTCCGATTACTACATTGCAATTCCTTCCACATCAACGCCACATATTCAAGAAATGCATTTGATTTTGGGACATCTTCTTTGTCAATTCATTGAAGAAAAATTACAACCTAAAGTAAAAGATGACTTCTAATGCCTAAAGAAAAGTCTTGCCCACGTTGCGGTACTACACACAAGAAACGTGGTCCATACTGTTCAATGTCATGTGCAAATGTCAGAGAACATTCGGAAGAAGACAAAGCCATTAGACGCAAAAAACTCATTGAATATCATCAAACACCTGAGGGTGCAGCAACAAGAGCAAAGTCTTCCGAAATTACCTCTGCCATACGAAGAGGTGAAGAATGGACCAAGGTAGAAATGGAAGATTACGCGGTAGATATCCCTGATGTTACTGATTATGCAGCAGAATATGATGATACATGGTCAAGAGCAGAAAAATGGTAATAAAATGCTCTTGACAGCAGATAAATAGTACATTACAATATATCTATGGCTGACATATATACATTTACACCGAAATCAATCCCTAAGCAGACAATTGAACTTGATCGGCTTAAGGCTAAACTTATGGAGTTACATGAAGCCAGAGATGCGCTCAATAAAGAAATTAGATATACAAAAGATGCAATCACTTTGCTTGAAAAGGGTGAAAAATGATTGATGACGATGACGAAATGCATGATGATGAAATTGAAAGCATTACCGTTATTGATAAGTTAGATATTTTGATAGGTCTAATCAAAAGAGGCAATCCAGAAAAACAAGTGGCGATTCTTTCGTTGCTTGAAGAAACCAAGTTTCACCTGTTTCATGCATGGAACGAAGCACAATATTATCGTGAATTATGTGAGAGTTATGAAACCGCCATCAACAAAGCAATCAGTGGACTAAGATAATTTATAGAGTCCACTGTCAAGGAGACAGATATGGACTTTGTATACAAACAAATTTTAGCTTACGTTTTACTTTTGTTTCTCGTACTTCTTTTACCAACCTTTTTTACACTGTTTACTCAATGAAAGATAGTAGACCATATAAACATTTTACTATTGTTGAATGGATTGTTGTATTCAGCATTCTGTTCTTTTTGGTTTTTGCATCTGCTGAAGCAAAGAATAAACACAAAAAACATAAAGTCTATAATATTCCTCAGAAAAATCTATCCGTAATGACTACGGATGTGACTGAGCATAAAGTTTTGTGTGCAACAAATGCTGAAGAGGTTCGTGCATTAGCCAGCATTACTAAGCTAATGACTGCAATGGTTGCATTGGACTATGATGATGATATGGACCATAAAATAATGTTGAACAGAAAATCTGGTTCACATTTACCACCACGTGAATATACACGTGGAGAGTTGTTTCATGCACTATTGGTAAAGAGTGATAATGGTGCAGCAGAATCGTTTGCACATGATTATCCTGGTGGTCGTGATGCATTTTTACTAGAGATGAATGTGCGGGCTAAAGCATTAGGAATGAAAGATACTCATTTTGATGATCCATCTGGTCTGAGTAGCAAGAACGTAAGCACTGCACACGATGTTACGATAATGGTTATGGCAGCGTCCTACTATGAACAGATTGGAGAAATATCAACAAAAAAATCTGCGTACATTACAACAGAGAGTAAAAAAAAACACAGAGTGATTGTACTGAATAATACTAATGGACTTATATTATCGCAGGTGAATGGTGTTCAGTTGGGTAAAACTGGCTATACAAATCCAGCTGGCTTTTGTGTAGCAATTATGGTTGAAAAGGTAATCAACAACGAAAAACATTATCAGGTGTATGTTGTTATGGGTGCCAAGAATCCAAGACAGAGAGCAAATGAAGTGAAGAGGTTGATCTATACAAAATATGGAGAATCAAATTATGATGCAGGATGAATTCAATACAATTATGAATCGCATTAAACATCTAACAGAGTATGAGATTGAAGTAAATGTGCCTGATGATTTTGAATTTTATGGTGAAGTGCCATATGACATGAGTATAGCAGGAGATAAAGCATGGGTAAAAGTGATAGCAGAAACAATGGAAGAAGCAAAGATAAAAGCAAATGAATACTTTGAAGGCAAATACAAATAAACCCTGGATGTCGTCCGAATACGATATACCCGTATTGGATAACGAAGAGATGTGGTCGCAAGAAGTAATTGATACGACTGCACGATATCTTTGGCTTGAAAAAGATAGAGAAGAAAAATAATTTTTTTTATAAATAGACACATCAGATAGTAAAAAGGATATGTCTATGAAAAGAATTAAAGCAACAGACCAAGAAATTATTGAAGCAACAAAAACTTCTCAGTCAGCAAGACAAGCGGCGCAGAAATTAGGAATACAATATGGCACGTATCGTGTTCATGCTTTGAGATTGGGCATATTTGTGCCCAACATGGGAGGCAAAGGTACATCAAAACCCAAAAAAGATGGTATTGGTAAAATACCATTAAAAGATATTTTGGATGGTAAACATCCGGAATATCAAACGAACAAATTGAGAAAAAGATTGTTCATTGAGGGTTATAAAGAAAAAAAGTGTGAGTCGTGTGGTATAACTGAATGGAATGGGAAAGAATTGTCGTTTCAGCTTGAACATATTGACGGAAACAGTTATAATCATTCATTGAATAATTTAATGATTATTTGTCCTAACTGTCATTCACAGACGGACACATATTGTGGTAGAAATAAAACGAAATAATGCGAGTGTGGTGGAATGGTATACACATCGGGCTTAAAACCCGCCGCCTTCGGGATTGAGGGTTCAAGTCCCTCCGCTCGTACCAAACAATGATACTTGACAAAGTTTTTGCTTTGTGCTAGTATATTCAAAATAGCAACTGGCGTTCGTATAATGGATAATACAACGGTCTTCTACACCGTGAATATGGGTTCGATTCCTGTACGCCGGGCCAACTAATTTTATATTATGTTTAGTGAATCTGAAAAAAAACTCGTTGAAACAGTAAAATGTGAGATTGAAGAGTTGCTAGAGGAAACTCTGGCCCACATGGACATTGATGTTCATCGTTACGTCCATCTAAATGGTATCGTCACTGGCGGCATATCTGCATCACTTTTTCATAACGAAGAAATCAACGACATTGATATTTACTTGTCTGACCAGAATGCAATTGACACATTCAAAGAATGGGCAACGCAGGAAAAAAATCTGGAACAAGTTGAAGATATCAATCCTAAATACATGGTGCAGACTGACATTGAAGGTAAATTAATTACAGCAAATGCTGTTACATTCAAAAACAAAATTCAAATCATTACATGTGCAACAAAAGATTCTAGAAAATATTTTGACTTTGTGCATTGTATGCCATACTATGATATCGCAACAAAAACATACTACATTTCCAAAAAACAGTATAATTGTATCGTCAACAAAAAGTTAGTGGTGAATGATTTTGCAAGTACGCCATCAGCTTGGCGTTGGAAAAAATTTGAAGAGAGAGGATGGACAACATGAATGAAGGAATGAATGCTATTGAAGGACCTTGTAGAGAAAAATATTGGTGGGAATATTATCCACTCCATCAAATATGGTGCAACGATATTTGTCCTCTTGTTCCTCGGTTTCAGTATCGTCCTGGTGATGAATACAATGCAAACAATTGGTCATTGCACTGGCTACTAATTCATATGTGGTCAATGGAACATTTTGCAATTGGTGTTGATGCTGAAATTGCACCACATGATGGCATCTATGTCGGATGCATTCTTCCTTATCTCAGAATCACAATAGGCATTCGTCACACATGGTACGAATGGCAATCAAAATTGGCTAATGTACTACGCCGTAAACCTGCAATTAAAAAGGAGACCTAATGTCAAGAAGAAACTCTGTAGACCTGCAAATAGTTGAGAGTGACAATTCAACAAAACAAACAAAAACAAAGACAGGCACACATGTACTCAAAGTTAAGATTGACGATTTAAAAACTTTTGAGCCGTTGACAGATAATCAAAAAAAATTCTTTGATGCATACAAAAGACAAGATTATTTTATAGCATTACATGGTGTAGCAGGTACAGGGAAAACATTTTGTGCGTTATACAAAGCACTTGAAGAAGTTTTAGATAGAAACAATCCTTTTCAAAAAATTATTGTTGTTCGGTCAGCAGTACAATCAAGAGAGATTGGTCATCTACCAGGTGATGTGAGTGATAAGATGGAAATCTATCAGCAGCCATACAGACAAATTTGCGAAACATTATTTGGTCGGAAAGATGCATGGGATAGATTAGAAGAGCAAGGTCATATTGAGTTTATCAGCACCAGTTTCATACGAGGAATGTCCTTTGATAATGCAATCATTATTGTAGATGAAATGCAAAATTTGTCCTTTGAAGAAATTGATACTGTAATGACCCGAGTTGGCTACCGTTCAAAGATTATATGGTGTGGTGATTATCGTCAAACCGATTTGAACAAAAGAAAAAATGATGTAACTGGCATTCTAAAATTCTTTGAAATTGCACACCACATGGATGCATTTACTAGAATTGAATTTAGTGTTGATGATATTGTGAGAAGTAGCTTAGTGAAAGATTATATTATAGCAAAACTCAAGGTTGATGACTTCATAGGAGAAAAGAAATGAGTTTAGTTAGTTATGCAGAAAGTGAATTAGACCGCATTGGTATGACCGATGATGGTGATATGAATGGCATGATGCGAAAGCATTTGCTACACATGGTCAAAGAGTTTGCAGATGAAGGACATACTGGTTTCTCTGCCAATTATGCATTGCAGTGCCTTGAAAAATTAATGCGATTCAAACCACTATCGCCATTGACGGGTGAAGATGATGAATGGACAGAAGTTACTCGTATCAGTGGGTTTCCTCATTTTCAAAACAAACGATGTAGTTCAATCTTCAAAGAGGGTGACACCGGAGAAGTTTATGATATTGATGGCAAAGTGTTCTGGGAGTGGCTTCGTGATGAAGAAACTGGTGAACAATTCAAATCATACTATACAAGCAGAGATAGTCGGGTGCCTGTAACTTTTCCTTATACCGTACCCGATGAACCTATCTACGAATATCGGAAGTCTGATGCAGAGCCAGCATCACCACCACAAAATGAGAAGGGATTATTGTAATGAGTAATTCAGGCACATTTACTGGAAGAGGTTTGCAGACTGTGACGGGTATTACGGGTATAAGTACACACAGTCCTTGGATTAAAGATGACACACATTCAATTAGTGCTGTACATAATAATGTAACTGTTACGCCACCAAAAACAATTCAAGGCAAATGCATTCAAGCACAAAAAATAATTTCGTCACATGACATATTATCTGCGACTGCTACCATTGATACTGAAGAGATGATAAAAAAAGAACTGGTACGTCAATTGGCTGAGGAAATGATGCGGTCAAATTGTGTTGATTTTACAAAACAGAATAATCTGACAATAGGTGGCTGTGTTTTTCGTGCTAGAATTTTTGTGACACCTGATGACCAGGTCCGGTTACTCAGGCAAGCAAATGTTATCAAATAAACAATAAGAAAGTTGCTAAAATGGAACAAAAAGTTGTCAAAAAGAAATCATTATGGAGAAAAAGGCAGGCACCTAGTAGATAATGCTTGACAATCTTACCGCTCTTTGATACTATATCAATGTGATGAGAAAGAGAGAAAAAGAGATGAGTAAGAAAGTTAGCAAATTTGATATAAGTGAGTTGTGTGGCTGGGTTGGTATGGTGTTGATTCATGCTGCTACTCTTCCTACTAGTATTGGTGTGATTCTAGGGTATAACGATAGACTACCTCCTGTGAGTATGGTTTTGATGGTATGGGCTGGTTTGTTTTTGTTTCTGGTTCGTGCATTAGGTCGTAACGATAAATTATACATAATAAGTAACGCTGTTGGTTTCTTCTTTAACAGTGTATTGTTGGCTTTGATTGTGTTTAAGTGATTGGAGATTATGATGAAAAGCATTGAGTGGGAAATTCAAGCTTACGGTTCACCTAAAGCCGATATTCTTGAGTCAATTACTGATTCAATTACATTCAAACTATCTGGTCCTGGTATGGTTGCTGCAAGCTATCTGTCGGATGCACAAGAGGTGTTAGAGTATAGTCCCGATACGGCTAGGAAGTATATCAATATCGCCAAGATGATTATGTTTGAATACGAACTAGGATTCAATCAACGATGAAAACAGAACCATTCTATATCGTAGCGGGTAACAGAGATCAGTTTGATAACTTTGTTATTCGCAAACGCATACTCGGTTTCAATTATGATTTTCGGTATGTATGGAATGCTGATGTGTTGCGTGGGCTGAATAAGATTCGTGGTTTCTATGTTGGTGATTATGAAAGCCATCCTGAATGGCCAAATATCAAAGTGATGATTCAAATTATTAAGATGAAAGAGAAAGGTGCTAGTGATGTTTGAGAATGAGATAAATGAATTGTGCCGTGATATTGCTGAGGCTACATTGACCGACTGGACTGAAGACGAGTATGAAAAAGTTCTAGATGAAATGTTTGCCGAGCATCAGGCGTTGATGTATGCAGCCCAATCATATGATAACGATGCAATTGCATATGGAATGAACTAGATGGCATTAAAGTTGTGCAAAGACTGTAAAAACTTTTCAGAGGGTCCCGAAGCGGACCCTGTTTGTACTCATTCTCATGCATCAAAGTATGATGATTTGGTGTATGGCAATCATAGTAAACGGACATGCAGTGAGATGCGCCAAAACAAAACTCTCTGCGGGAAGTTTGGTAAACTCTATGCTGCAAAGCCTGGCTTTATACCAATGGTAATTGAATGAAACAATTACTAGAAATTCTACCAAAGATTCTTGGGCTGATGCCTGAGATTGTCAAGTATATCAAATATATCCCTGTCATTATGATTCTTGGTGGTCTAGGATATGGTGCATACTATTTTGCAATGAACTACCGTGATCCCTACAAATGCTATAACAATCAGTTATTCAAACAAAAATCCATAGATTCAAACGTTTATATTTTTATTGGTGAGACTTGTATAGATGGCAATGAAAAACCTGTTCCTGAAGAGTAATTTTCATCCCGAAAAGATGATATTGGTGACCGCGTATGTCATCCTGATTTTTTCAATTCTTACGATGGAAAGTATTCTCAGTGAGAAAAGAAAGATAGCCGAAGACTTTTGCTCTGGTAAAAAGGGCGTACTGATCCAGGATAAGAGGAGCCAATTCTATTGCATAAAAGGCAAGTCTCTGGTTTTGTTGCCAGAATAACACCACTTGACAAAGTTTCCGATATCTGAGATAATGTATACATGTTGAGAGATAAGGAGATTGTGATGTATTCAAATTTACTGGCTGAGGCGAAAGTGATTCAAGACGCATGGGGCTACGGGCTTCTGGAAGCGATTGAATATATTATTGAATTAGAAGATGAGTATCCTTCTGAGGTGCGCCGAGAGTTGAAACAATTCTTGCGTGATGGTGCCCGTATGTTTGCACCTAAAGTTGAGATGGTATTGGTAAATTCTGATGGAGAGGAAATAGTATGATTGGCGAAACTTTTCTGGATGGTCAGCGTGTAATTGGTATGTATATGGGTGACATTGCTGTATCGGGTGTGGTACGTGTGTCACGGGTTACTTATGGTGGTAATATGTCGCATCATGTAACATTAGATAATCCCATCAATGTGTTTGGTGCGGTGCGGGATAGCGTGATTCTTGAGGCTGAATGTGTGAAAGGAGTGTTGTAATGTATAAAGTTGATTTTGGTGATGTTCGGATTGTCTCTGATGGTAGTCCGTTTGATGTAGCATATGATGTTCGAGTTGAGTGGCTACGTGATGGTGAGTGGGAACTGTACAAGGGTATCAATAGTCTGAGTGATGATTATGCCATGACTAATGCACGTGAAGCTGCTGGTCGTGCAAAAGCAAAGCTGGCTGCTAATGCTGCGGCTCTAGCATAATGTTCATGTTTGATGTTGAAACGCTAGGCGTAGAATCCAACTCTGTGATTCTATCCCTAGCCTGTATCTATTTCAATCCCGACGATAAACCAACGTACAAAGAATTAGTTGATTCTGCATTTTTTGTCAAGTTCAATGTTCGTGACCAAGTGGAAAACTATGGACGAAAGATAGATAAGGGTACTTTAGACTGGTGGGAAAAACAGTGTGAAATAGTACGAAAAAAATCATTTTTGCCCTCAAAAGACGATAGAAATCTGAAAACCGGGGTTGAATCCTTTCATAATTGGGTCGCATCAAAAAACGATAAGAAATGTTGGGTTTGGGCACGTGGATCATTGGATGATACTCTATTGCATTCTATTGAACGCCAATTAAAAGTTGAAACACTGCTGCCCTATAATCGTTGGCGTGATGTCCGTACTGCGGTAGACTTTCTGACAGGTGGCAACAATGGTTATTGTGAGGTGGACCATATTGACTTTTTATATGAGCGTGATATAATAAAACATGATCCTGTGATTGATTGTGCGTTGGATATAATGATGCTGATATATGGCAAACCTAAATGATTGATATATTTCGTCCTACTATAGAATGGATTCGTGATGACTGGAATAGTAATCGGACTCGGTTTGTTGCCGAGCTTTTTGCTTGGAGTCTTAGTATTGGCTGTGCTATTACAATGGCACTTACCGTACCAACTCCTCCCCTATTGGTACTTTATCCTGTGTGGATTACTGGTTGTGCTATCTATGCTTGGGCTGCTTATAGTAGGAAATCATTTGGCATGTTGGCTAATTATCTTCTGTTGACTACCATTGACAGTGTAGGTTTGTTGAGAATGTTATGAACGATAAGTTGATTCAAATTGGTCTTGATTCTGGCATGTTGAATTACGTAGACAATGAGACACCACGCCAATATTTTATTGCATCATGGGCTGATGAAGAGTGCCTGGCTCAATATACTGAGATGATTATACGTGAATGCATTGGTATAATTCATGAGCAAGAAAGAATACCTCAGGGCTTTCTTTATCCTAAAAATGCAGTTACACTTTCATATGCTATACAAAACCACTTTGGACTGACGGAATAATGCGATACTGGACAATTGTATATCCCGACCAAAATACTCTGGGTGAAGATTATGTGCATTGGGAAACACTATCAGAAGATGATATATTGAATCATTACTGGGACTATTGGTGTGAGCGTATGCATGAAGTGAATTTGAGTGATTATATCTCAAAAGAAAAATGTATTGAAGATTGGTGCATCGTTTACTGGGCACAAAGAAATTATTGGCGTGAAATGAAAGAGTGTATACAATGATTGAATGTTTAATTGTAGGTGATAGTATTGCTGTTGGTGTGAGCCAAGTTCGCCGTGAGTGTCAATCAATCGCAAAGAGTGGTATCAATTCATCCAACTGGAATAAACTTCATTTGAATAAATTGGTGCCTACCAAAACATTAATTATCAGCCTGGGTGCGAATGACCTGGGTATTGATACTGAAGCCAATATTCGGAAGTTGCGTGAAAAAGCACAAGCGCAAAGAGTATTCTGGCTGCTGCCTAGCCAACGGCTCAAGCCCGACCAAGTTCGTGCTGTGAAGTTTGTTGCGATTGAATATGGTGACACTGTAATACCACGCCCAGAAAAAGATATATCTGCTGATGGTGTGCATCCTACATACAAAGGATATAAAGCCTTAGGATACCTAACACAATGAGAGAATTTAAATGGGAACGCATGGGTGAAAAGTATTATTATCATGACGTAGCAACAGGCAAGATTGTTGGTGCAGTGAATAAGATTGCATTACAAGAAGTATGGATATCTGTGGTATACACTGGTGAATATAGTTTCACAATCAATGATGAAAAACACCTGGGACAATATATTACAGTTGATTTTGCAAAAGAAGCCACGCAAAGATTTTGGGACATTCAATCACGAACACTGATAGGAAATTAAATGATAATCTATCCTACGACACATCGTGAACTACAAGAAGCCATTGACAAAGCCACACATTTTCTTTTAGAAGCAAAGAAGGTTGGCACAGGATATGGCGGTGCGTTGACCGAAAAACATTTAGAAAACTTATATAAAATCCAAGTTGCGCTGATGGGTAGAATTGAATCAAAATGAAAGCGCCATATAAAGCATTTGGTCAAACACGATTGGTTGAAGTTGAAGTATATACCAATGCCGACGGTAAAATTGAATCTACTGAATGGGACGAAGAATTGTGGATTGAACGTGGTGAGGATTGGTATGCTATGATGAGCCCACAATTGAGAAATAAAAAAGTCCGTATTATCCGCCGTGAGGAATGGCTTAGAAGCAAGGTGATATAATGCTGCCCGATACTGCCATAGAATTCCAAGTGTGTGAATATTACGACCCAGAAACAAAAAAGATTTGGTCAGTCCAGTTGGAACAACGGCGTGTGGTCAAAGACCAATATGGTACGTCAATATATGCTACACCCTGGATAAAAGTGAATCGTATAAGAATTGATAGACCAGAAGGTATGTTATAATGCACCGTAGCGAACTTGATATTGTATTTGTCCAAAGGTTTTACGATATTCCATTGTCTGGTCTTTGTCGGTATAATGGTAAGATAGAACGATTTGAAACAGATTATGATACCGAAGAATCTACGATACATTTTTTAACTCCATTGCAAAGAGCAAAAGAGTTGTTCAATAAAAAAATGTTTGAGATTTGCGTGGGTACGCATCAAACCTATAAAGAAGGCAAACGTCACCATTATTTTTATTGGAGAAAGCCTGCGTTTTTACACGTGGCACTTTATAAACTATATTATTGGTATGCAAGGAAAAAATATGGATGATGAAAGCCATTTACCGGTATCTGAACAGAGTTTGGTATACCGTCTGCGAAAACGTGCCGAGATTCGGCGAAATATATCAGAGCGGAAAAGCGTCCAAGAAAATCAGCCCGACCGCATAGCCGACCTATTAGAAGAGGCTGCAAATGAAATTGACAGGCTCAAAGAGTTTGAATGGATGTATAAGGACCTAGAAAAATGACCGAAGAGCGTGAACACATTGGCTATACTGAACGTGAAGAGGGTTATTATAAATTGTATGCACCCGAAAAAGGTTCAATAGTAACACAGGCATTTATTCTGTGCAAGTATTGTAACGGTGCAATTTACACTTGCATGGGACCACGGTATGATGCTATTTGTTTTAAATGTTATGAAAAAGAACCGGAGTTACGATGACTCAAGAACAAAAATATGATGTTGTGCTAGATGTCCTACAGAAACACCGAGATAAACTTTGGGACATGACAAAAGGTAATAGTGAATGGGGCATCATGGACCAGATTCGACTACGGCAAATGGAAGAATTACAAGATGCCATGGATATTTGGGTAAAGTATAAACCAAAGAATGACGATGATGAATGAACGAATTACTGAACTAATGATAGAGGCTGGTAAAACTATGCCAGGCGACAAACACATTGACGCTGACTTTTGTAATAAATTTGCCGAGTTGATTGTGTGGGAATGCTGTAAGATATGCGACACGATTGGTCGTGAAGCCCGCAAACAGTGGAAAGCCAAATATCATCCACATGATGATGGGCGAAGTGATGGTGCATGGCAATGTGAAGAGCAGATTAAAGAACACTTTGGATGGAGAGACTAATGACTGAATATCAAATGGAAATGTGGTGGGTAGGTCTATTTACGATTGGTAAAGGCCTGACTTATATACTGGCTATTGCATCAATGATAAAATATCTTTGGAGTTGAATAATGGACGATAAAATTACTTTTGGTTTTATGTTTTTCTTTGCATTTATTGGTGGTTTATTTGGCTATCAATTTGGTCAAAGTGAAGCAAAACAAGCTATTGAAGAGTGCCAAAAAGAATTGCCACGCAATATAAACTGCAAAGTGATTGCAGTGCCCGTAGACAAAAACTAATCCCATCCGTTGTCAAAAAGACAACAAAATCCCCACTTGACAATTTCACCGAGTTCGGCTATACTATGAGTGTAGAAGATGAATTGGAGAACGAAATGCAAGTATCAGAATTGATTGCCATATTAGAAACAATGCGTCCAGAAGCGATTGTGTCGTTTTGTACAGAAACACGTGAAATAGTTGTAGCGCCAGAAATGGTCGTTCAGGAAGTCTATGGTACACAATCTTTCGTTACAATAGCTGAATAATCGGGAGTTATCAAATGATTAAAGTAATTACTAATAGCAATGGTTCTGGTGATTGGGTACGCATCATCGATTCGAACAATGAATTGGTCCATGATGCCCATCGAATTACACCTTTTGATTTGGTTATGATATTACAAAATCTTGGTATTCAGGCAGAATTGGTTGAAGTGAATGATGAGCAAATGGAGGAAATGTGATGAACAAAGTCTTTATTGTGGTTGATTGTACGATTGGTGAATATACCGTTCTGCGTGTATTTGCGACAAACAGCATGGCTATAGCATACGGTGAAGCTATGGTAGCCGAAGGGTCTATCGAAGAGTTTGATGTATATGAGCGTGAGGTATACTAATGTTCTGGTTTATGATAACACTGGTGATTATTGTTTGGATACTGAACCGAAGATAGGAGATTATCATGGCTGAAGTGAGACTGAATACACCACTATACAAAGTAACGATGACTGAATACGAGCGTGGATATGGTCAGCGTCCTATGGGTGAACGATTCTTTGATACTGAAGTGGACGCTAAAGCATTCTGTACCGAATACAATAGCGATCCAGGCGATCCAGATTGCTTTTATCGTGCAAGCTATACAAGGGTAGCATAATGAAAACATATTATTATATTCCAAATATATTTGACGGTGAAACACCGGACATTGAAAATGCATATGAATTTCGTTCTGAGCGTGATATTCATGCGACCGACGGTGGCTATGATAGATGGGAAGTGGAATGGCTAGTTGAAGAAACGGCGAGTGATTATGTGGATAATCATGATGGTTGGGAGATTGCCAACAGATGGTGTGGTTATGAACGAACCTTTGTATTGTGGGATGAGAATAAAAATCTAGTTGGTGAATTTGATGTATTGTTAGAATACGAACCAATATTTCGGGCAAACAGAAAAAAATGAGTAAAGAACAAATGTGGGAAGACCCAAGGTTCCAGCTCCTTGCTGACCTAGACCGGCTATTCAATAGTAGCAAAGTATGGGGTGGTATGGAATGGGTGTATCATCCAATTCATCCTGTCAAGTATCGGCCCATGGCTGAAAAAGTCCGAGCAGAATTGAAAAAACTTTATCAAGAATATGGAGTTGAATAATGGGATCTGGTAAAAAGTTTCGTATTGGCTTGATGCCGTACAATATTGTATCAATCGGTGTGTCAGTTGGACGTAAGTGCGAACACGAGTGGTCGATTCATATCGAGTTGCTGGTAGTTCGAATCTATATTGGTTTTGGTAAGGGTTATGAGGAGTTTGACCGATGAACGAACACTTCGCAAAACAGATTGAACAAGGTGCTACAGAAATGTTTTTTTATGCTATTGAGCGTGAAGGTAACTTAACCATTCAACGGCATCGTGGTACAATTGATACTTTTCCCAATTTAGAATATGTTCGGCACCTAACTGATGGTGTACCACTTTTTAAGGAACCACAATGAATGAGCGTATAAAAGAACTGGCTGAACAGGCTGGCTCCACACACAAACAGAATCTTGGTGTGTATCAATTCTATTCAGATGAATTGGAAAAGTTCGCCGAGTTGATTGTGCGAGAGTGTGCTGACTATATGTACACGAATTATCCAAATAGTCGTTATGAAGTAAATTACATGCGTAAGCATATGGGCGACCCAGATTGGAATAAACCAATAGGAGTGAAATAATGCCTAAGTTTATTGTTGATTTATGGCTAGATGGATATGAGACTGAAGAAGAAATGGAAGTGGCATGTGAAGAGTTTATCTACGAGCAACTAAACATGACAGCCAGTTCTGTAACGATTGAGAGAATAGAGGATACAGAATGAACGACCGAATCCAAGACCTAATGAATCAGACTGGCGTTCCTGTATCAATGCCCTTTGATAAATGGTGTGAAAAATTTGCTGAATTAATTGTCCAAGAAACAGTCCTAGAAGTCTGGATCCAGTTATTCAATCATGGTATAGACCTATCAGAGAATACATTATTCCTTGAAGCGATGAAAAAGACAAAAGAAAAATTTGGAGTAGAATAATGACTGTAGAACTGAGCATCAAGAGTATTAAACCCATATCCAATCCTAGTGGTATTCTGGAGTATGCTGAAGAAAATTTTCTGCAAATGCAAATACCTTATGACTTGGAACTTATCTACAAAATATCCAATGCCGTAGCACAAGAGATTATCAATCATTATAATAAATCGGAGTAACTCAATGACATATACACTTATCGTATGGAGTCTAATTGCCATATCTCCTACAGAATGGCAGGGTCCTAATATTCGTAAACAATACTATGAATGGCGTCCTCTCCTTACAGTAGACAATAATGGTGGTATGGATGCACAATCAAATTGTCATGCTATAGCACAAAACCTCAGTATACCCAAAGACAAGTATCGGTGTATCAGGACAAAGTGATGAGCATAATTAAACACATATATTGGGCAATCCGGTACGGCTCCTGGGATTGGGGATGGGAACACTACGAAGGCAAGCCTATGTTGAGTGTGTTTCATTTTTGGTATGATGGACACTGGACAGGTTTCCATCTTTACAAGTTATGGGTATCGGTGCATTACTAAGGATTGCTATAATGACCAGAGAAGCCACATTATCAGAATGCTATCATGCACTGAGGTATAATGGCGTTGATGTAATCGGTGCCACATTCTTTGCTTTTGTGCTATACATGAGAAAAACAAAGATTGCCATAGTGTAAAATAGTGGGGGAAAGTGTCAAATTGTGTCATGCAACCGCACTACATTGGAGACCCTATTTATACGACTACTATCCCTAGTGCTGGCGTTCGGCTCCGGAACTAGGCCTAGTAGTTGTCAGACAAGCAAGCCCAGGCGCCGCAGTGAAAATCCCCAAAATAATACTTGACAAAGGTTGCCGTTCCTCTTATACTGGCCTTGTGATGAGATGAATTGGAGAACGAGATGATTGCGATTTTGATACTGTTTGCGGTGCTGGTGGTGTGGGGTGTTCTGGCCCACGGTACTGTTACTACTCTGGGATAATCAAATGGACCTGATTGAAATAATTTTCTGTATTGCGGCTATACCAGTGGGTATCCTGATTGTTGTGGACGCTATGATTGACCGAGGTGAACTATGAGAACGAAGACTCTGATTCCTGGAATGAAAAATTCCGATAATGTCCGTATCCTGTTTAGTGATTCTGGTATTGCCGTCTATATGACTGTAAAGCAGGCTATGAATGGTTTTGGTAAAGTGTCACAATGTATAGCAGTGGAGATGGCACTTCGGGCGTTGGGTAAAGCACGATTAGACCCAGGTGTTGCTGGTGCAGCATGTGTGGGTTTGTGTGGTACCTGGGAAGGTCTGAATGTGCAAGTTGACTTTTACAAGTAAGGAATTACAATGGAAATCCTATATGAGACTAAAGACTTTTTTGTATATCAAGCGGAATCCTGGGAACTGCAAGCTTTTGAGGGTGATACCTTTATAGTGGCTTCGGATGTGGATGGTGAAGTGGACGTTATTGCAGAATTTGAAACCCTGGAAGAAGCCGAGGAATGTGCATATGAATTGCAAGAGGAATTGGAAAATGATGTTTACTGATGCTGAACTGGCTGCGGCTTATCAAAATTACAAGGGACCGGTGGCTGTTGGAAAAATGGCAAAACCGCGCCCTAATGAAAAGACTTTCCGAAATAACAAGTATTCCGTCTTTAATCAAGGTCGTCTGGCCAGTAACTTCGGACGCGGCGGTACCTTCATTTTTACCGACAAAAAAGCTTGACAAAGGTCCTGCACCTGATTATAATGGTTTTGTGATGAAAAAGAAGGAGACTTTATAATGTATGCCGTCGGTGACAGAAAATTCAAGCGTTTGGCTGCTGCTGTAGAGTATGCCAAAAAAGAGTTCGTAAAGACTGGTGTTGTGTTAGGTATTGAGCCAGTTGTTGTGTTGAACAAGAACCCAGGTTATGTTGATTATCTTGCTAAAGGAATGACATTGTGATTACCCAACGTGAAACATTGAATGCTATTTCCACTCTGCTGTACCAAGGTCGCACCACTGGTCAGATTGCATGGGCACTAGGTCTAGCACTGAGTGATGTAAAGGCAGCCATCTCTGCATGGAAACTCTAAGGAATATAACATGAAATATCCAACAGCACAATTTACAAGTAAAGATGTAGCAGAGGCCACAGAGGGTCTTGGTGCTACAGTGTTAAAGCCACGCAAGGCACCACGTGCAGTGGCCCGTGTGAAACAGAGCAAGGGTTTTGTTCGGGGCAGCAATGGCTTTGCAGTCGGGTACCCAGGAAAGGTGTTCGTGTGAGTAAAGCAAAGTTTAACGCACAAGATGTAGAGTTGGCCCTGGCACAGTTCTTGGCCAGCACCACACCAGCAGAGGTACCTGGTCTAGGGTACAACGGTGACATTACAGTATACAAAGGAAAGAGTGATGGGCAGAGTAAAGGACCTATTGATGGATATCTTGAAGATGTACAACCAGGGCTGGACAGTGAGTGAGATATCGTCGTATACAGGCGTGTCGGCAGTAGAGGTGGAACGCCTGCTGATTGCACAAGGTGTAGTATAGAGAGGTAGGGGCAGTGTCCAGGGCAGCGTTTGTGTAATATAAGCGCCGAAATAAAAGCTGATATACGCCCAAAAAGCTACAATCAAAGGAACATGCTATTTCAAAGCAACCTTTTTGAGGTATTACACGGCTTTATCCTGGCGAATATCTGGCACTTCTCGGATTCACCTAAGCACTTTCACCAAAATTTTTTTTCTGGCCAAAAATCATGTCTAAACATTACATATCAGAACGGTCTCTCCAGAGAATAGCAGAGAAACGGGCTGAGAGGTCTGCTGGTATACCAAGAAATAAAAGCACATACGAAAAAGGTCATGGTGTCATTTACATTATA